CTTTTCGTACACTTTTCCAGGGGTGGGGGAACAGTATTACCCCCACCTCTGGAAATTGGAAAAGTGGGAACTTTTCACACTTCTTAATATCTATAAAGTCCTGTTGATCTGTCTATCTATCAGTTATATCTATAATGCAATTCGCGCAAGTTACAGCTATCCCTCCTCCCGTGCGCGCCATCGTTGAAGGGGCGCGGCGACGAGGTAATCAGGTTACTCACCACGTGGAGCGGTATCCTCCACGTGGTCATACTTTTACGTGGATTATTTATGGTAATCTTCATATTATTCGTGTATATAAAATGCGGTTTGGTGGATTTATTCGCTGGATGTATAGTGTTGTGAATCTTCAGAATGGGTCTTACGCTGTACGGAGACGGTTGGGTCCGTAGCTGACGAGAAGGTGGTTTCGCTCCGGAACCAGGTGTATATAAGGTAAAATGAGGTAAGTATTTTCATTGTTTGTTATGAATGTTTCGTCGTCGGTCTGTCTATCGTAAGAAGAAGACGTTTCGTCCGCGTCGTCCTGTTCGCAAGTACCGTCGTGTTGTCCGTCGCTATCGTCGGTTTCGTCGCTGATGGGTTTTGGTAACGACGGGTATAGGAATTACGCTGCTGCAGCTGCTGCTGGTTGGCGTGCTGGTAATTATATCCGTGATAGTTATAAGAATTATAATTCATCGAATTATAGTAATTCCACAAATCTTAATATGAATACATCTATCAGCGCCTTGACTTCAAGGCATAGGAAGTTGCGTCGGAAGGTTGGAGCTGCTGGTGACCAGCATGCTTCTCGGCGCAAGCTTCAAAAGATGATGGAACAGTATATTATATCTTCATTTAATTCTGTTACTCTTAATTTTGAGTCTGAGACAATCTTGTCACATCTGTTGTCGTATATTCCTGGTACCAGCGCTTCTCTTCCTATGTATTGTTGGGACTTGACAACTCTTCCAGTGTCTGTGAATACGTCATCTGGAATTACTCCTTTGGGTTTTGCTGCTTCTCAACCAATGTATCAACTGGCGAAGAACGTTGGTGGATTGTATTCATGGAGTAATGTCGCATCGACATCTTCTCAGGGTCCCATGCCTAATGTTGTTTCTGGTTATGCTATTGATAGCACTAAACTTACATGGCATGTTGATAAGTGGTCTGATGTACCTGTCCCGAATCGTGCATATGTTCATGCTTACACTGAGGCCGAGTTTATTTTTCAAGGCGCTACTGCTCGTGATGATTATATTAATGTTATGTTGGTTGAGTTTGGAGATTGTGATGTCGGACCCCAGCGTAATTGGTCTGCTTACAATCCTACGACTGGTGTGTTTACGAACCAGGTCTCTCCTGATGTTGATGATACTCTGCATCAGGCGCAGGCTCAGAATTTTTGGGATAGGTTTTGGTCTAAGAAGCTGAATAATCCTATTTATAGTGCTAATATAGCTTCTGATCAGTCTCGTCATATGAAGGTTTTGTTTCATGACAGGATTCACATTCCAGCTGAGACTACTATTAACGTTGATGCTCGTGGTCATTCTGTTTCAAGGAAGTATTATTTTCCTGTGCATCAACCAGTGTCGATGGTGAATTCTACGTCACTTGCTGCTTATGATGAAGCTTTCAAGGTTGGAGTTACTGAGGCTTCTGCTACCAATGTAGTTTCATCATGTGATACGCTGTTGAAGAATGATGTTTTCAATACTGATTACAAATCAAACAAGTTTCTCGTTGTTTATTTGGACAATCCATTTCCTAACAATGTTTCATCGGGATATTGTCCTAGTTTTGATATTGTTATTAAGAATAAGCACATTCTTGGAAATTGAAATGTAATTAAATGATCTGTCCAATTGAGTTGAGCTCATAGAGCTTGATCCTGTCTGCTGAGAACTTGCCATCCTCCAACAAAAAATTGGCAAAGATAAAAACATGCGGTATGTCAAACCGCTTTAACCCACTCTCGTATTTGGGAGAAAAGAGAATCCCGTTCTTCAGCTGCTCGATTACTCCGTATCCGACGTACTCCTTTGCGTCGCGTACGTAGTCGAAGATGCAGATGGGCTGGCCGTTGTAGGCGTGGCACAGGTCAGTTGCCTTGCCGCCGTTGCAGTAGAAGGCCTGCTTGTGTTCCACTAGCCATCTGAAAACAAATACAAACAATAAGTAAGTAAGTATCCCGTTTAATGTTGGTTAAAACGTCTCGTGCCCCGCGGGTTCTGCCAATCTTTATTTCTTAGACCGAGCGTAGCGAGTCTCTAAAACATACCTTGAGAGAAATGTCTTGCCGTGGTTGCCTATGGGATCATAGACCCAGTGGATGGTCCTGTCGTCGATGGGTCCCTCGATGATGTTGATGAAGGATCCCTGCCACTCGAACTTGGGCGTGAAGGTGCTGTCCATGCCCTTGATCTCGGACTCGCGGAGGGCTTGTGTGTATTCTCCTGCGCGCCGAGGCCGACGAGGTCAAAGATGCCCTCTAGCTGTCTGGAGAGTCTGACGCACTTCTCGTCTGCCCATGCGTCGAGGAACTCACCGTAGAATCGCGGGTACTTGGCCATGACCTCGGTGAACTCTTCCATGATCTCGAACTTGCTCTTGCCGCTCTTGATCGCCTCCTTGAAGTTGTCGAGGTCCATGCGCTTGCCCTGGTCCTCGGTGTTGGGCTTGCCGCGCGAGAAGGGTCCCTCCTCGCGCGTCTCTTCCTTGGACACGTAGGCGACGCACTGCGCATGGGTGCCGCGGGCTTGCTCGAAGTGAGCCGTAGGGAGCCACTCCTTGACTTGGCGGAGCGTCGACTTCTTCAGCGACTCCATGTAGCCCTGGATGTGAGGCGTGCCCTCGTTGCCTTTCTCGAGCTGCCACGCGACGAAGCGCTCGTGAGAGAAGGCCGGGAGCTCGGTCGCGACGAATGACGGGTTGTTGACGGTGAAACACCAGCGACGCGCTGCCATTGTATAAGAATGGAATGGAAAACAGACGCGACGCGATAGATATAGTCCGCGCGGGACCACCGCCACCTTGAGTCATCGCTGCGCGGCAGCTGCCGCGAAGCGGTCGTAGCGCCCGGCCTAGCGGTTACGCTACCTGTCTTCTAAAATTTGACTTGGTCAAACGTTGACTGTACGACTACACTTTTCGTACACTTTTCCAGGGGTGGGGGAACAGTATTACCCCCACCTCTGGAAATTGGAAAAGTGGGAACTTTTCACACTTCTTAATATCTATAAAGT